TCGGTTCTTGACCATCAACTCAGTCAATCCCCATACCAACGCATCCACTCTATCGGGAGACTTCCCCTTATCAGGGTCGAAGGTAACCATCTGACTCTCCAACAACGGGAACGACCCTACATGGTAGACCTGCCCCTTCTCATACAACGAATACACAGGCTCCGCTCTCACATACTTACCCTTCGTAGCAGAAACTAGCTTAATCCTCGTAGTAGTACCCTGAGCCTTCAACACAGCCTCCACCATGTCTCCACCCTGGTTCTTCTCTGCCACAATACAATCCGCATTCCACCTGAACGCAGCATCGTTTGCAATCTTCGCCCAATGATTCGGAGAATACTTCCCACTCAAATCCTCCAACACATACCCAAACCCTTCCTTGCACTTTCCAACCACAATAATACCCGTCTCATCACTATTCATGTTCGCAGTCACCGCAGGATCAAGTGCAACCACAATCCTCTTTAAGTTCGGAGCCTCATCAACCCTCGCCTTCCCTAGTATCGCCCTGTTCCACAACATCCCTTCAGCATCATCCAACCAAGTGCCCATGAACAAGTGGTCATATCTAGCCCTATTCTCTCGCTTAGTCTTCTCAGCAGCCTGCACAAACGACTCACTCAGGTTTATCTTATTATCCAAGTAAGTCGTGTGAATATAAGTCGTATCCTTTCTCTTATTCTTTACAAAGTCCTTATAAATCCAATGACTCTTGTACGATGGGTTCATCACCAAGATAACCCTGTTATAGTTATCCTTAGCCCTGATACTCAAGTCAACCTTATCAAATATCTCAGGGTCTGTCAATTCCTCAGCCTCATCCACTACCCATGTCGACAATCCAGCAATCGACTTCAAGTTCGCTGTATTCACCCCACTACTAGTCTTAATACCCCTGAACAATATCTTCGACCCCGTCAGCTTATTTATAATCTCACTCTGAGTCACATCAAAGTCATTCATCTTGCCCATTATCTCAATCTTATCCAAGAACTCTGGAATAATTGAAATAAACGCAGATACCAAGGTGTATCTAGTGAAAAGAATCACATGACCCTTCTCATAGGTCAAGTTCAGCAGAAACAAAGCCAAAGTCCATGATTTACCACTTCCCCTTCCTCCCGTAATCAAATAGTACCTAGTATCAGGCTGCTCGTAGAATAATGGCTTGTAATCGTCTAAAAGTTGAATCATAGCTAAATTAATTAATTGGGGATTTCCATTTTCTGTTTCATTCCTGTACACTCAGAAACATACCCCCCCCATGGGTAAATTATTTAATTGGGGAAATCCACTTTCCAATTGGTTTCCATACACTCACAACAACACCCTCCCCCCTGTGCTTATTCGCCTACGCGGGTAAGCGTTTCATTATCAACGATTTGGGCTTCCTGTATCTCAATTGTTTTGCTTATCCAATGAATAGGTGGCGCTACCTTTTCCCCATTGCTAGTAATGTCTATTTGCTGTTTAGGTAAACCAAGTCTATAGGACAACCAAAGTTTCAAGGCCTGTGTATCACCTTCCTCACACTTTCGTAACAAGGCTAGCCATATCTTTTCAGGGACTGCTATAGCATCCATTTGTTCTATGAGTTTCACCTCCATAATCTTCGGCTTCCTTCCCGCACCCTCTCTCGCACCTCCATTTTTCCCCATGTCCCTACAAAAGTTTGTAAAACTGAAATAAAGTGTTTATTCAGTTCTAAAGGTAGTTTAAAAAATATATACTATTCCATAAAATATATTTGACAATTTACTTGCATTTAATTGCAGACCTTTGTAATATTGTATCAACATAAACAAAAAACCCCATGGAACTGGAATTCAAAAGCATTTATGACGCGTGTGCCTGGTTAATGTACGAGGAACTAAAACCTACCAAAGTAAAGATTGATAACAAGGAACTTACCTTGTTAGTCTATGGAAACGGAACTTATGAAATTGTAAACAAAAAACCCTTTAAACTATGATTGACTTACTAATTATCGGAATCGGAACTTTATTGATTTTCGCCCTTACTTATTTGTTAACCCCTAAAACTAAAACAGTATGAATAAGACCTTGAAAAAAATCGGACTTGTAATTTATTTTATCATAGCCTTAATCCCAATTTTTATTTTGGGTTACATGCTCGGCTTAAAACTAATTTAATCACTAAACACTAAACACTAAACACTAAAAACATGGAAAAATTACTTGGAACTGGAAATAGTAAACTAAAAACTACTTCAAAGCATTTTGACGTTAAAATATTTAATTTTTCAATACCAGCTGGTAACGACAAAATAACTGGAAAAATTACATGCCCTTTTGCTGGTAAATGCCTTGCCGATTGCTACGCTAAAAAAGGTTTTTACAACATGCCAAATGTAGAAAGGGCATTATCCGAAAGGCATAAAGCCACACGTGATGCAAATTTTGTGGAGCGAATTGATATGGAATTAATTAAAGCCACAAATAAAAAACAAGTTTACGTTCGAATTCATGATTCAGGCGATTTTTATTCACCTTCTTATTTCCAAAAATGGATTGAAATTGCGAGATTAAATCCCATGGTACGTTTTTATGCCTACACAAAAAGTCATTCGTTTATTCGTGGTATTGAGTTACCAGAAAATTTTGATTTAATCTATTCATTGGGATCAAAAAATGATGAATTGATAAATACAGAAACAGAAAGGCATTCAAAGATTTTCTATTCCAAGGAACAAATGGAACTTGAAGGATATTTTGATGCGAGTCATTTAGACATAAATGCGACTAAATGGGTAACTACAAATAAAAAAATAGGTTTACTATTCCACTAAAATAAACAGATAGAAAAAATGAGAAATATCAGCATTTCAGACTTTATACTATGGGATTCGGTTAAAAATATCCCTGTAGAAAATTTAGATATCGTTTATCATTTTACGACCATATTCGATTTGATAAACGACGGATTTAAGTTAAAACCAAATGAGGAATTTAAATGCGTCGCATCACTTCCTATCCGTTGGCAAATAGAAATTTCAAAAGCAATCGAAAAAACAAAATGAATGACCTATTCGAAACCCCTAATTTATGGCCTTCAGATTTGAAGGCCTTACTTGTTTCATACATGACAAAGGAACAAACGTACACGAACTTAATACAGCTTGAAATTGACCTTAAAAATCTAGGTTATTCGATCCAATACGGATTGGATTGCGTTGCATTCAACCTACAAAAAATTTAAACTTACAAACTATGGAAACTCAAAAAATCGATCTGGACAAAGAAATGAATTTAAACAGGATTAAAGCTAGGGTTTTAAACTTGCTTCGAAAGTTACCAGATTTATACGATCCTTGCTATGAATCAATATTGCGTCAATTAGTAAGGGATAATTTCGAATCGGAAAAAATAGAAAGGTTTGAAGATCATTTCATACTTTTTTCAATCGGTCGGCCTTCAGTATTTGATCAATTAACAGGGACCGAATAAGTCCCTTTTTTTAAGCCTATTTTAAGCCCATTACAGACCTTTAAAATTTTGCCTATGTCACTACATTAAAATAAAAATATCTCTTTACTACGGCCATAAAAATGCCCTCCTTTGCCTTTGTAGGTAGTAAGGTAGGTGTGCCATGCAGCGACCGACCGACCGACCTACGAATGGGCACGGCCGACCCGACCCCATAGTGTAAAACATGGCGGATTGACCCATAGTGTAAAACATGGCGGAAAAATAGGGTTAGTGTAAAACAGAATGAAAAGTACCGTAGTGTAAAACAGAATGGAAAGTACCGTAGTGTAAAACAAAACCCATAGTGTAAAACAAAACCATTCAGACCAAAAAATTACCCATAGTGTAAAACAAAAATAATTTTAATAATTCTCTTGCATTTGTTGTGCAGACCTTTGTACCTTAGCATCACACTAAACAATCACAATCATGTTAACAGATTATCATTTTATCCTTGAGAAGCCAGGCTTTAGCCTAGAGCTTGAATCCTTCCAAAACGAAGGCATTGTCCTAGACCTTTACTTCGGTAATGGTAAGTCCCTTACTCTAGAGCTTTACGATGAGTTAAACAATCGCTTTACCGATCACTATCGTGTACTATGCTCTATCCTTGAACCATTTATTGTTGAACAACTAGAAAGAGAAATACGCCAATGCTTTACGAAATGATGACTGCCACCGAGTACGGTGTACTACGGGGCTTTACCGAAAAATCTACGAGAGTTCACCAGATTATCCGCTCAGGTGTATGGCCTGAGGAATGGGTGTATCCTCCCAAGAGATTAGGCAATCAATGGGTATTGTTTGTATCAACTAACTGGATCAAAGATGGTAGAGGAAAAAATTGAGCAATGGATTCTTGAGAACTTTGGGGAAGTACCCCATAGTGAAAAAATAGAGATTCTGAAGACCTTCGAGATGTATTGGGATGAGATTAGTTACCGATACGCAGAAATGAAAACACTAGAAAAATATAAACACTTAAAACGATGAAAGAACTAATTTTAATTCAAAACGAGCTAAAAGCTCCCAAGAGCCAATTCAATGCATTTGGCAAATACAAGTACCGCAACTGCGAAGATATCCTTGAAGCTCTCAAGCCTTTGCTATTGAAGTATGAATGCACCTTGACTATGGAAGACGAGGTGAAAGAAGTTGGTGGTATTGTATTCATTGAAACTACTGTCTCGATACAAAAGGAAGGCGAAGGCAGAATGGAAGGCAGAGCGGTAACAGCCCAGGCAGGCATCGACATCAACCGCAAGGGTATGGATGTGGCTCAGTCATTCGGAAGTAGCAGCTCGTATGCTCGAAAGTATGCATTATCAGCTCTTCTGTTAATCGATGATACAAAAGACCCTGATTCTACCAACGATCATGGTGGTAAAAAAGAAGAGTTAACTCCATCTCATGTGAAGTGGCAAGGAGCTAAGGATTCTTTGGCCAATGGCAAGGTAACCTTAGAGCAAATTAAGTCGGTTTATATTTTAACAGCACAAAACGAAAAACTTCTATTATCATGAACTTTAAATGCAGAGCAAGTGCCCTTAGTCAATTGATGACTAACGCACGGAGTAAAACAGAATCTTTGTCTCAGACAACAAAAAGCTACCTAGAGGATTGGTACAAGGAGCAGATTTACGGAGTAAAGAAGCAGATTAAGAGCAAGTACATCCAGAAGGGATTGGCATTGGAAGATACGGCTATCGAGTTTTACTCGGTAGCTATGAACAAGGACTTCATGATTAAGAACCTTGACCACTTTGAGGATGATTTCTTCACAGGTACTCCCGATTGTTTCCACGAGGGTATAGTCTATGACTTTAAAACCTCGTGGGACTGCTTTACTTTCCCTCTGTTTGACGATACTCCCGACATGGGGTATTACTATCAACTCCAGGTTTATATGCACCTGACGGGCTTAAAAAAGGCTAAGTTGGTTTACACCCTTCAGGACACCCCAGAGTTCTTGACTTACGAGGAACCTGTAAGCTACTCCCATGTGGAAGATAAGTACAGAATCAAGGAGTTTGACATCGAGTATGACCCCCAGGTGATTGAGATGGCCAAGGCTAAGGTATTGGAATGCAGGGAGTATTTAAAGGGAATGGCGGTATGAAACAGACGGCAGTAGAATGGATGTTTGAGCAACTATGGGAAACCCCTAAAGATAGGTTCGCTTGGTTATGGATTTTAATGGAAGCCAAAGAAATGGAGAAGGAGCAGATTAAAGATGCTTATAAATGCGGAGCATGTGATTTAGATATTCAGTATTCAGATGTTGGACAAATTAATTCAGAACAATACTTTAACGAAACCTACGGAAACAAATGACATCACTAACACAAGAACAGAAAGACGAGATAGCTAGGCTATATAAACTTAAAGTAATGAATAAGAATATAGCTACTATTATGAATATTAGTAAGCATCTAGTAAATAATTATATATACAAGGAGTATCTGTTGACCAATGAGAGAGCCAAGAATACTTGCTCTCACATGAAGTCTGCGGATCAGGTACTAGAACTATATAAGAAAGGTCTACCTTATAAAGAAATTATGCATAAGACTGGTTTAAAATACTATCATATATGTGAAATTCTAAAACTCACAGATCACAGGCGAGTTCATGGCTTATCTATAAAAATAGTAAGACAAATAGAGCGTATGGTAGCTGAAAAGTGGAGGACTTGCGACATAGCAAAAGAGCTGAATTTAGACTACAATAGAGTCTCACATTGGGTGCGAAAAGCCAAGAAGGAGGGTGTACACTAGTTTACACTAAGTGTACACCTAAGTGTAAACCAAAATCGGCCTCCATTGGCTCCAATCGCAATAAGTGAACACTTTGAACACTTTTTGGCAAAAATGAAAAAAAATAAATTTTCACCTAGTCAAAAAAAATATATTCTAAAAAAAAGTGTAAACTTGTAAACCTAGGGCAAAAAACGGCCTAAAATCTGCGAATCTAGAGAGTATAGGGGGTTTTGGGGGGTTTACACTAGGTGTAAACTAAGTGTAAACTTGTGTACACTTTTTTGCCCAAAAATGCCATTTTTCTATAAACCTTTGTAAAACACGAAAATGAATGTAACGCTAGGAAGAGCAATCAATTTACTGAACTCAGGGTTCAGCGTAATGCCCATATCGGAGGGTAAAAAGCCTCTAATTTTATGGAAGGAGTACCAGACAAAAAAGATAGAAAAGTCAGAATTAGAGAAGCTCGAAGCCAAGACCAAAGGGTACGGTATTATAACAGGTTATTATAATGTTGAGTGTATAGATGTAGACTTAAAGGTATTCCCAACCATCCAAGATGGAAAGAAGTTTTGGAGT